TATATGTTTAATATATATGGTGTCAAGTAAAAAAAACCTTATGTCATTATTGTATGCACGGGTGTATTTGTTGTCAAGCACAATCTGATATGCCTTGCATCTTTGTCAACACTCTCACACATACCCCACGAAGCCCGCTCACACCTAGTTATTGAAGGGAAAGTTTGCATGATTGCATAACGTAATGTGCGCTTATTTGTCAAGCACTTTTATTTGTCAATGTTGTTTTGCATAATATCTTGTGCGTTAATGTCAAGAGAAATAATTTAGAGGGAGGAAATAAATGTTGCATTGTTGTATTGCATAATATTGTGTGCATGTGTTAGAATGTAGACATAAACAACAACGTTAGCAACAACAACAAAGAGGTGTAAAATGGAACCAGTGTTAAAGGCTTATGAAGGTGAAACAAGGTTCGAAGTGTTTTTTGATCAAGACGATTTCTTTCATTCCTTCGAAGGCAAGTCCGCAATAGACTTTGAATCAGAGGAAGAAAAGCAAGCTTATATGAATAAGTTTATCAAAGAAGAATTGTACGCTTTTGGTGTTGTTAAAATGGAAGTGTGCAAGTGTTGCTGCATGTGGAGCGAAAAGGATTCTCTTTGGGGCATACATGCCGAATCAGCAGAGGAAGCCCTAAACCAATACAAAGAACAAATAGCATAAAGGAGAGATTGAAATGATGAAATTATCTGAAGAATTAATTAACAAACACCTGACCAAAATGGTTGGGTGTATCACTCAAGAAATATGCGATAAGAATTTTGATAGAGTTTTTAAAGAAGTATGTGACCAAGGAAGCCCGAACGATACGACAATAGGGGCAACATACCGACGACTTGAAAAAATGGCTGATGAAGCCGTTAAGGTGAAATTTGATGAGTATATGAATGAAGTCACGGGGGAAATGAACATTGTTAAATCTTCCCCTCATGGCAACCCATTCGCCTTGATTGCTTATGAACTATGGGACAATTTCCTATATTACTACGACATTAGGGGGCTTGTAGAGTCCTTTATTGGCGACGAATGGAGCGAAAAGCAAGTCAAGCTGACTGAATCAGGCATACTTGATGAGCACGGCGACATTAAAAGATAAGTAAAGATGGACTAGGGAAATTCGAGCTTCCCTAGCCCTTAAATTAACACTAATTACAAGGTAATTATATGAGAACAACTAACGCAAAAGCAAGATCATTCGTACAAGATTTAAAACCCTTCCAAGCCAACAATCTTCACGCCATAAGCGATAACCATTTCTATATTGTGTATTCCTATGGTTGGTATCCGTTGCTAGCTTATAGCTATGCGGAACAACGTTGGTTTAAAAACATAGAAAAATACAGTTCATCAACCAGCAAGCAATTAACGCAATGCGCTCCAATAGCTTCTTTTCAACTCTTAAGCCATGATCAAATGAAAGATTTGATACAAGGAAGGGTGGTCGTAGCATGATGATGGATTTACAAAAATTCTTTGAAGAGAAAGAGATACCATTTACAACATGGGAGATAGAACACAATGGGCAAACTCATTTCATCGATAGCGAAACAGTTATTGAAGCAATTCTGGCCTCTCAAGGGGTTGAAAGGAACAAAATCGCTGGCACGCTTTTTCGGTTGGATTTTAACAATGCTTCAATAGTGGACTACTTAAAGCACTTAGCCGAGTGCATGATAAAACACAACTGTTAACAATGGGGGGTTATTCCCCCTTTACTTAAACATATGGATTGCACACAAATACAACGTTTATGTATAAGTGTGCATCCCCACCAACTACCACAAAGGGGGCGTTCGTGCAAGCACAAGAACAACTAAACAACCTAAACGAATTTATAGAGGAACAAATATGGTATATCGAGAACCTAGCAAAAGAGAAAAGCCTAAGCCTAGGGGCCGTCCGTTCGCTAAGGGAAACAAGCGAGGAAAGATTAAGAGCGAGTTATTGGACACTTCAGGACATGAAAGCGGTGATGAGGGGCGAGTTATAGCCAACCCCTCACATTCGGCGAACGTTAAGGACAACAACGAGGAAAGCGACGGTATTGAGTTGCAACTACCTAAAAAAGTAATGGAGACTCTAGAAGCAACATTAAAGGAACATATGAGTTTACCACAAGAAGAACAAACGGGCGGTTATGTAGATATTCCCGAACAGGTAGAGAAGTCAAAAGACTTAGAACTTATCGACTCGATTGAGTTTAAAAACGGGGAGAACACTTTAACAATCCGATTTAGCAAAAAGCATAATCGCATGTTTAGGATTCAAGTTTTCTTGAATGAAACAAGCGAAATAAGACCCGTCACATATACGGGAGCCTCTACGGGTTACGCCTTTTGGAATTTGCTTAAGGGAGCCTTGAAGAAATGATTTTTGAAGTAATTGAAAAAGAGAATTCGTGCGCAAAAATATAGGCAATACCACGGCCTATAATGTCACTACCACGACATAAACACTAGGGAGCCCCATGAAAAAAATCGTGCTGAACATTAGCGACGCAACCTATGAAAAGCTTAGGTTTGAGGCGATAATGGAAAAGAAGAGTGTCCAAGAAGTTATTCAAGATAGGGTTTTTCATAAACCCTTTCACAAAGAAGTAGAGGAAGCTTTTGACAATTTGATGAATGAAGAAATAAACAAGATTATAGGGGGTAAATAATGCCTCCTATTCCTTGTGCCCATTGTGGCCATAATTTTATGAGGCCCACAAATGACCCAGAAGCCCCAAAACTTTGCCATAACTGCTCTATTAGAGAAGATAAGCGAACCAATAAAGGAGAAACCAAAATGTCGAATGTCGATATTTTAATTACATGTCCGAGAGATCTTCAAATTGAAATTGAAGAGCACTGTATTAATCAGGGCGTCGATTTCACCAAGTATTTTCTAGGACTTCATAGAGAAAATATGCAGCTCAAAGAAGATCTTAAAAAGGGCCCTGATTGGAAAGACATTTTAGTTAATCCTAAGCCAGAAGGAAAGCCCGATTTTGTTGTTAACAAAAAGGATTTAGACAAGAAAATTAAAGGGGGTAAAAAATGAAAATGCACTTCACAATGATTATAAACGGTGAGGACTCCGTTGAAAAGAAGTTTCAAGACGCCATAGAAAAGAACCCACAATTACATATGCACTTGATTCAATCTTTCGCTCATGCGGTCATGATGGGACTAGGCTTGAGGGAAGAAGATAACGTCAATGTATGCAGTTTCAAAGTGGGTAAAATTCCAGAAGTGGCAGAAGCGCAACCAACTGTAGAGAAAAAAGTTGATAACTAACCCTCTCTTGGTATATGAACAAATAAGAAAATAAAGGAGGGACATTCCTACCACAGGCCGTCCCCCCCACGAAAAAGAGTGTTCGTGCGAAACACTTGTAAATTCAAGATATGTCAAGTTTCTTTAGTTTTGCAAGTTTTTTTTACACGCACCGCCAAAAAATGCCGTAGCAAAACGAAATAAGCCGTATCGCCGAATTAGTTTTCTACTGCTTTTTGGCAATTTTATTTGCTTCAAAACCAGGAGAAAATTATGACTCAAGTGCGTAAAGTCTATAAAAACCCCCAACCAGGTCAGCCCTTAATAACAACTATTAGCTCGGGATGTAAAACCCCGCTCTTAGAAGTTAAATTCTGTAACTTAGTTAATCCTTTCCGTTATCCAAATTCGCCCACTGTTCCCAGATATTCAGTGACTTGCGTCATTAATCCTGAATTGCATAAGGAATTCTTGAAGGGAATACAGACAATAGAAAGAGATGAAAAGGTTGAAACTGTAATTAAGAATGAGACGGTTAAGGACAATGACAGCCATACAAATACAGGGAATGTTTTATTAAAGTTTCAAAGTAAAGATATAATTCCCGTTTATTTAGCAGTTAATACAGTTGAGCCCCCACATACCCCGCCAATTATGGATTTAGAAGATGAATTGGCCAGGGGTGAAAGAATTGTCGTCGTTTATGACATTCTCCGATACACGAAGAAAAATACCATGAAGACCGAACACGGCATAAGCTTCAAGCCTTCATGTATCTACTATTACCCTAAGGAGAATTCATAATGGAAAAAGTTAGAATTCTAGGGGTAGACCCTTCTTTAAGAAATACGGGATTGTCTTTGATTACCTACAACGCCGAAATGCCTGCTAGCAACCCCGCAGCCTTCGCCGTTTCTAATTGCCAAGTGTTGGTTAATCCCGCCAAATATACAGGCACTGAGGCCATTCTAAACATGCTTGACATGCTGAACGAGGAAGCTTTGAAAGATTGTTACCTAGACGCCGACTATGTGATTATTGAATCCCCGCCAGTCATGTTTAATAAGAGTTGGAGCGGTGGAGCAATAGCCTCTATAGCACACATATCAGGGGGTGCGGTGGCTCTATTCGGTATTGAGAAGGCACATTTATTTAGACCGAATGAATGGAACAAAACGCGCAAGAAAGAAGTCACCCACAATCAAACGGTGGCCTTCCTTGGCAATGCTGACAAATGGCATTATGAGAATAGGGTTAAGTCTGAAAAGTATATGGAACACATTCTAGATGCTGCTAGCATGGCTTTATGGTGGATTAGGAATAATTACCTAGAGGAATAGTATGTATGACTATGATGATTTTGTTAGAGGGTTGATAAGTATTATTATCACCCTCTTTATTATGCTTGGAATGACAATGGCAATTATTTTGACATTGCTTTTTCAAAGATTCTAAAGCCTCTCTTGCAGGGGCTTCCCTCTATTAATTTTAGACTGGATGACTGCCTTTTGTTCAATAGGTATCTCAAAATCATCTTCAACCTCTTTAGTAAGCGATCGCCTTTCCTGAGGATTCTCAAGGATGCCATTGTGATACGAGGGGTACTTCTGAGCCCACATCTCGATAGCTTGAATCCCTCCTTGTTTGAATGACATGCGTGCAACTTCGCCCGCTGCGGTTGGTGATGTCAATCCCTTCATTCCCAAATATGCTGCCTCTGCTGGCAATGCTGCCTTTCCTAACAAGTACTTCAATCCACCCAACTTCATCAAATTATTCATTTGACCCCCGCCACCTTGTAGCAAAGGTTTTTCTAGCATATCGCCCGCTCTTTCTGCCATACCTTGAGCACCTGGTAACATAGGCTCAGGAATAGGCATCGGAGCCCCTGGCTCAGCCATTAAGTTTGGTTTGCCAGGCATAGGCGGAGCGAGTGGAGGAGCCACAGGAGGAGGAAGCTGAGTGGGTGGAATAGGTGGGAGTTCGCCAGGTGGAAGAGGTGCAGCCATAGGCTCAGGGGCAATAGGTGCATTAGGTGGAGCAACTGGCTCGGCCGTTCCATAAGTTTTCCTTACTTTCGCCCCTAGTTTCGTCGAAGCGTCCACGTCAGTCGCAATCATTTTCAGCTCGGCTTTAGCTAATGCCTTGTCGAGTTTAGTCATAAAAAGGTTGCTGAATTCGTCATACTTAACTTGAGACGGATTAGGAATGTTAATGCCTAAGCGTTCAAGTTCACTGCTGGACATAGCCAGGGGCTTTCTTCCGCTCTTTAAGGATGCCAACCCGCCTGATGAAAAATCATTAGGATTGATAACGCCTTTTAGAATTAGATTTCTGACTTCTCCCGTTTGCATTTTCTGAATGAAATCTTCAGGGGTCATCTCTCGGAAAAGCTGATTGATATTTGTAGATGCTCGGTTTTTCAGGTAGGAGCGAGAAGCAACTCCACTCTCGGCAATTCCCATTGAATCGAGCACACTAAACACTTCTCTTTCGACTTGCTTCTTTAGAGCTGGAACAACACGAGAATAGGCCATGTTATCCGCCAGGATAGTCGGCAATCTATCGCCCATGAACGTCTTGAATTCATTCAACACCTCCCTTACTTCTGGGGTTGCTTTCTGAATCGCTCCTTCTAAAGCCTTGTATCTCGAAGCTAGTTCACTGCTAGTAAGAATTTCCCCTTCTGGGAAAAGAGATTTTAAGATTCTGGTAGCCTGGTTCGCTTCGCGTGAGCCAGCGAGCCCGCTCTTTTGCAGGGAATCTTCAATAAATTGACCCGCTCCAAATTGAGAGGAATAGATTTTAGAATCCTTAGGAAATGCCTTGGCAATGCCTTCAGCGTTCTTAACGACGTTTTCGCTATATTCCTGTTGAGCCCGTTTTTGCATTTCAGGAAGTTCTTTTAATGCCTGTTGGTAATTCGCTTGATCATTTTTAAACTTTTCCGACATCCTTTTATTTTCAAGATCGGCAGCTTCTTTGGCTGTTCGATATTCGGCGTCGGATTGTGCAGCTGATGCCGCTCTTTGAGCCTTTTCCATTTCCGCTTTGTTTTTAAGGCGAATAACTTCAGTATCTCGCTGGAGCTTCCTTTGTTCATATGCGTTTTGCTCCTGTAAAATAGTATTTTGCCGAGTGTTTAAGTCGGCTTGATGCTGTTGCAATCTGGCTTCATTAACACTTTTGACATTTTGCTTTAGGGCATTAAATTGCTCGGTTTGGGCTGCATTGGCCTCATTTACTGCCTGTTTTTGACCTGGAAGTGCTCTAGCTTGACCCCTTCTTTGAGCTATCTTGTTTAAAAAGTTAGCTCCTTTATCGATTAGAAAACCGCCAGCTGCGGAAACTCCTGCCTCAGCTGCGACTTGTCCAGGTTCCTCTAATATACGTGGGCCAGCATGAAGGGCGGTTAATGCAGGGGCTGCCTTCATTGCACTCATTCCCTTAGTCAATGCAATATCAGGAACGAAAGAGGCAACCGTTGCAGCTCCTGAAGTCCAAGGAGATTCCTCAGAAATTTGATTAGAGACATCCGCATGGACTTGCTTAGTCCTTAGATAGTCATCGCCTTTCTTGGTGAGCTTGTTGTACCAATCCTTTGCAGCTCCCGCCACTCCTTGATTACCAAATTGGTAAAGGAATTCTCCCGCAGGGGCTTTCTTGATGTCCCTCTGTAATGTTTCTTTTTCCCTAGAGTAAGCCAAGGCGTTATCATCCGCAGGATAGAAATCAGGGTCATCGCCCACATACATGGTGCGCCCGTCTGAAGTTTCGAAAGATTTATTTTCTTGGTTTAATCTTCCCTTTCTTCCTGGCTCGATCTCTACGACTTCACCAGCTCTTAGTCGGTCAAATTTGCTAGGCATGGTTACTCGCTTGCGTGCATTAATTGTTTATCTCTTTCAAGCTGACTTTTTTCTTCTTTTCTATTCAATCCCTTATAAAGCTCTCTATTCAATTTACCGAACTTGTTTTCAAGCGGTTCTTTTAAAAAGCCTTGCGATCCAGCTCGATCAACGAAGAATTGCTGACCCCTATCTCTAAGAATTAACATCTGGTCTATTAGGTCACTAGGTTTCAATCCCGAGTATTGAGGATTTTCCGCCATGTTTCCGATGTGGGCAGCCACTGTATTGGTGAATGCTTTCATCTGCTCGTTTCGGCGGTAAGCGTCTTTCATCTGCTCGATCTTACTATCAATATAGACGGCTGAGTTTTGCTTTCTACCATCCACAATGATTTCAGGTGCGTTTTGACGCACAAGCTTCTTAAGAGCTCCATTGTCATCATCCGATAAGGCATAAGCCAAAATCTTGGAGAACATGCCAGGGTCTTTAAGCTGAGAAGCTGCCTTGATAACATCTGAGGTGGCTGAGTTAGCTCTTTCCAAGGCTGACTTTTCTTCTTCAAGCTTGGAGGCTGTTTTTCGCATATCCTTTCTATTCTCTATAGAATTTCCATAGTTCAAATCTAAGTAAAGGTCAGGCAATACTTCTGGGCCTCCGCCGATTACTTTTCCTGTTTTCGGGTCTTTGAAGCTGTGGATTTTCATACCCTTGAGGTCTTCAAACTCGTCTTTAGGCATATTCTTTTTAACTTCAGCAGGGATTTTCAAGCGTTCAATGTCGAGCTCGCCTCTCTTAGCCTGATTCTCTGCTCTTTGCTTATTGATTTCAGTTAAGCTTTCTTCATCTGCCCTAATATCTTTCTGTCTTTGACCTAGAACGTCGGCTATGCCTTTTGCACCGCCCGCCAATGCGCCAAGTCCCGCCTGCTTACCGAATAGACCACCAACTAGTAAAGGCATCAACAGAGCCAATCCTATGTAGTATTTGTCGGCATCCGTAGCTTGATTGTTGACAATTCTTTGTTGGATTCTCTTTGACTGTTCATCATAAGCAGCCTCATTATCCACTCTTCCCTTATCTAAGTCGGATAAAATTTGCTCGTACTTCTTAGTCATTTCCTGTTTCTGTTCGTCGAATTGTGTTCCAGTGTAGGTTTCGAATTCGGAAACGAGCTCAGGCTTATTAGCAAAGGCGTCTGTTGCGCCGTAAGCTGCGACACTCCAAGGGTCTTCTTGAGCTTTATTCATTGCCTCTTGGTCTGTCTGTTGTTGTTGTTCTTGTTGTTGAACAAGCTCAGGAGGCTTTTTGAGATTGGGGTTTCTCTCATAGACAATTGGATCGAGTTTAGGAGTGAGACTTTCTTTGACAAAGTTTTTAGCTCCTTCCCAAGCACCGCCGAGAGTTGCTCCGTGGTAAGGTTTTGTTGCTTCATTCTTCAGAGCTCCAAAGAATCCAGGGGACTCTTGTTCGCTTGCTGTGACTGGAGGCAACCCTTCTTGGGTATCTACTTGAGCTGTTTCAATAGGAGGCGTTTGAGAAACTGGTTTCCCTCTATTCATCATAGCTTCATTGCTTGCCGACATCTCTTGTCTTTTCTGCGGATTGACGTAATCAGCCAGTGCACTTCCTACCCTAGACCAGAAGCCAGGCCCCTGCTCTTCCTGTTCGGGAGGTTTTACAACATTAGCACGAACATCATAGCTTTGAGGTGTAAGCTCTCCGCCAAGGTCGGGTTCTGGTTGATTTTGTGCATTAGGTAGAAAATTCGCAAAGTTAGGTAGTGGTGGAGCTGTTCCAGATACATCTGATGGTGGTTCCTCTAGGTCTTGCAGGAATTCAGCACCAGGCATGACCTTTCTGCCAGAGACGTTCTTGAGTCCCTGTAAACGACTAATCACATTACCGAGTGATGAATTTTGCATTTTTATACCCTGCTAAATAATCTGTTAAACTGATCTTCAAAATTTCTTTGTCTCTTCTTCTCGTCCGCGAGTTGGAGTTCATCAATAGCCATCTGTTTGTCAATCTGGGCTTGTGATGCTTCACCTTGACCGCCTGCAAAGATTGCAGCTTTCTTCTTAAGGGCTAAGTCTCTATCTAGCTTGGTCAAGTCTCTACGGGCTCCGCCATAGGCTTCATCGGCCATCTTTTGGAGGTCTCTTTGCTGAGCATAACCAACCCCGCCTTTACCGACGATTCCATGTGAGGCTTGATCTCCCAGGAGTTTTCGGTTAGCTGATTGATGGCTTCTTTGAATGCCTTTATTGGCTTCATATTGCAAAGCTTGTCTTGTTGCAGGGTCTAGCCCTTCTATGTCTTTAGCTAAGAAAGCTTCTGTGTCGGCTCTTCCTTCTTCACGAGATTTCTGTCTCTCGGACTTAGATTCTGCCGTCTTTTCAGCTGCTTGAGTCTTTTGCTGCTCGGCTTGCTGCTTCTCTCTTTCAGGACTGCTATAGAAATCCTGCTTTTCTTTCTCGAAAGCTATTTCCCGTTTTTTAGCTCTCTTTTTTTCTCTTTTTGCTTTATGGTGTCCAAACATTGTTGTTCCTCTTATTTAAAAAATATCACTGTAATCACGGCATCATTAGCAGACGGATTTCTAAGATACACGTGGTTTTCTGTCCATGAAGTGTTTCCATCAATAATAGTCGCATTACCCAATTGCCTGGTTATAATTCTACCACTGGGAATAGTGCCAGGGTAAGCAGTTCGGAATTGGTTAGGAATGGACACCTCAACACCCGCAGGAATGGATATGTTTTCCACAGTAAAGGACTGAAAATTCTGTTTAAAGTCAATTTTTAACAATCCAATCGATAGTTCTTTAAGCCAGCTCCATAAATCAATTTCGACATATTTCACTACAGAGTTTCTATTAGTTAATTTAGGAGGTACTCTAATTATCATCTTAATACCGACTTTCTGTTTTCTGGAATTGCTTCTAGTTGAAATCCAGCCAATCTAATATCCATATTAATACCTTTGATAACAAAACCAACCTGCATTGATTTAGCTACGGTTCCCTGCTTCAAATTGACAGTGATAAAGGAATCCTGATACCCTGACCAGAATCCCCAACCCCATGCAGACAGTGACCAAGACGAGTTTCTGATATTGTCTACCTGGCTGATAGTGGCGATTGTGTTCTTCAGGTTGGGCAATCGATTCAGATAGGTAGCGAATTCAATGCTTGGGTTATTAAACTGATAGAGATCGGAAAGCCTATCCATCAATAGAACGCATCGGCAGAATTTCTTTCTAACCTCTGGTTGACCTAAGTCTTCCCATGAGGAAGCCCATTCGCAGATTTGAGCACCTGCATGGTCAGCATGGTCGACAAGTCTGTAAAATCTGTGTTGTTTGTAAAGGTTGGAGGTGTTGCCATCTACACGAGAAAATCTTCTTTCTTGAAAGTAGAGATCATCATCAATGACGAATATTCCACCCGCTGCATTCATGTTGTTCCAAGTGAACCAGTTTTTTTCCTGGTAGTCATAGGCTAATAGAACAGAGTTGGCGTTGGCATCTCTGATCGTGGTTTGTGTATCCTCACATGGGATGAATAATAAGTATTGGTTGTCTTTGGTGTAGTTGACTGCAACCGCACGTTTGAATACGTATTTGTTTTGAGGAAGGAAATTTGTCTCCCTGAAAAGTGCATCTATAGCCAACGAGATCGGGATCGGGTTTCCAAATGCGTCGGTGGGGAAGAGTTGGTTTTCGGTGATCGCATAGACCCCATTAGTGTGGACAAAGTACATAAGAGTACCGACAGAACAGATCGTCGCATGAGCTACACATCCTATATTAGTACCTGGGGCAATCTGGACGACATCAATCTGACCAGAGAGGAAGTTTCCTGTTGCTGCCCACAAGGAATGGTTTTTGGTGGTTATAAAAGTGCTTCCTGATACCCCTATACCCGTGATGTCATCATCCACGTTCGGGACATTAAAGAAGTTAGTTGCTAAAGGCACGACTTCGGGAGCATTACCATCCGAGAAGAACACTCTATCCGAATTCTCTGCATTTCCTCTCAATCCACCTGCATAAAATAACTGGTTCCCGAAAGCTTTGACGTACTTCGAAATAGGAGGGGGATTAGGAGCTTGATCGGGGTCATCAAATTGTCTGCCCAATTCTTCGACGGGTGGTGTGCCTGGGGTTCCGATCAATCCATCGGTATAAAGTTGTGTTCCAGCACCCAGAGAATTGTTGGGAATGGCAGCGACTAAAAAGAGTTCTCCATTAACTCCAAAGCTCTGTCCAGCCAACGTTCTATAGATATTGATTCGAAGATTATTGGAAATAGCTAGGCTTCCATAAGGAACGGTTGCAGCTGCTTGAGCTTGGAAGGTGATTCCATTGGCATTCCGTCTTTGGAAATTCAAAGCGTTAGTTCTTTGATTTGTTGAGGTGATCGTGAATCCAGTGGTTACATTGACAGGAATTCCGTTAACTGTGACGTGGGTGGCATCGACAAAAGTGACCGTTCTTCTCTGAAGATTGTTTTGAGTGTCGATGAATTCAACAACGTCAGCAACTTGAACAGTGTGACCAGTTAATACAAGAATGTTATTCACGTTAGTTTGTGTTCCGTCGACAATGGCGACATCTCCGAATACCAAGCTAGCTTTATAAGCCATGATATTGGGGTTGGTGGCAAAATTGAAGGTGACGGGAGCATCTAAGACAGTGATACTGGTAGCCGTGGTTAATTCTACCACCCTTTGAACTGTACGAGTAGCCCCTGTATCATAGAAATAAACTGTGTCTCCAGGAATGATCCCATGACCAGCTGAAACGGGTATTGTGTTGCTAGTTCCCGCAGCTGTCATAACGGCGCATGTCTGATCGGCATAATAGGCAGAATCACCAATTTTGAGAGTAAAGCCAGGAGTTAAGGAAACAAAGTCATAGTAATTTCCATTGGCATCAGGGCCGTAAACTGTAGCTGTTCCAGCAACCGCCAAAGCCCCATTTGTATTCCAGTTATTGGCTAAAAAAGCTCCTTGCGCTGGAAGAATGTTGGTGACTGTGACATCCATTGCTCTAGGAGTTCCACCAACGGTATGTTGTCTAACAGGTGAGATTTCTCCTTCGACAATATGACCACGGGCATCTACTTGTTCATAAGTAATAGCGTATTCATAAACCTGAGTGTTCGTGAAAGGCATCGATAAGGCCGTTGCTTGATCGGCCACTAAAGGAGGTCTTACTCCGATTGGCATTCCTGCCCGATAGACTGTTTGACCGTCGTACTTTTGAGGGTAATCCCATCCATTACAGATATAAATCACGTCATCAAAAACTGCCATCGAAGCATTTTCGAAATCTGGGGAGTTTTGAAAACGAGTGTTTGCCGAACCTGGAAAAGGGGGGTTGACGGTGAAATTAACCTGCTGCCAATACCAGTAATCCATGATAAATGGCAGGTTTTGATCGATGACCGTGGGCTCTACAATTTGAAGGAAAGCTGCGGGTAGATTTGTGTTTCCATTCACTGCGATTTTTAATCCAGGAACCCCAGTCGTGACGTTTGTAATGGCTGAAATGAATTGAGAAATCAGGTAAGGAGAGGATACATCGAATCCTTTACCAAATGGGAATTCAAAGTATTGGTTGATGAATGCGTTATTGCTGACAGAAACAGCAGTTCCATCAACGGTGACACTGAATGCAGTTGTGCCAGTCACATTTCTTTCTTGAGGAACCCCTAAATTGTTAAAAAACCTAACAACATCCCCAGTAGCTAAGTCATGGCCGAACTGAACATTGATAGTGTTGACCAGGGTTTGATTTCCGACAATCTGAGCTGAACGATTAGACAATACTGAGCAATTAATGCTCTGACCCGATCCATTATAAATCAAAGCAGGGTCAACGAAGATTGAGAAAGTCAGGTATCTATTTTCTGTGAAACTGATTGTCCAAGTACCACCAGAAGTATAAGGAGGGTAGTTTATTACATTGCTTGCATCTACAGGAGTTCCATTTAAATTGTAGATTTCAAAATGGTCTACATCTATGACAGTGTTTACAATGAATTGATTGTTGTTAAGGATGAGCATGCCACCAACGTTTCGAATGGTGATGATGGCTCCCATTTGTAATCCATGAGCAACGCTTTGAACGACGGCTGGATTTGTATTGCTGACACCTGTTATTACACCCGAAACGGTGTTGCTATAATAAAGCATTATCTGCTTTGTCAGCTTATTGTAGAGCATTCCATCAGTTCCGACGCATACTGTTCGGATTTCATCCAAGGCTGGATCATCAAAGGTTCCAATTCCCATTCCCCCGATGTCGGCAATCTGACATTGATAACCACGACGGAGCTGCAAGGTTCCATCAGGAGCCTTTTGGATATTTATCGCTTTATCAGCCACGTTAGACGGACGTAAGAATATAGAATCTGTCGAGAATCCTCTCAGATTTCCTATGTTCTTCGTGATTATATGATTATTAGACATCTACTAAAACCTACCAATATCTACTAAATTAGTTTTCAATATGGCCCACGTCCACCCCAGAACCAACTACGGTTCCGTAATCTCTGTTGCCAGACGATCGGCACAACGCTCGGTCTGTATCTTCTGTAAGCAATGGCCAATCTATCCAGAACAGCTTGTTCAGCTTCTAATTGATTCTGAGTAGGTTCAGCAGCAGATTGTAATCTAAGTAATCTCAGGATGACGTATTCAATGAGCAGATCTTCGGATTGTCTATCGAGTTGAGAATGCGTAGATGTAAAGTCCCCTCCAACTACGTAGAAGGTATCTTGATTAGTTATGTAAGCCTGGAAGTTCAACCATGATAGATAAGGAATGACGAAGTTAGGCTCGCAAGTCAGAACAAAGTTAACCATGTCGTATCCACTGATCGGAATAGCATCGATGATCGGCTCGCCGTCTCTGCTTGTAAAACAAACCCAGTCGATTTTGTCTAGAATGCTATTTGCATTCGCCTGAAGGTTTACGTCTTTTTGAGAGGTGATGGTAAAGTTGAGCTGGAATTGAACGGGGTTTTGATACCAAAGAGCTACACCCGAAAAGACATTCGATAATGTCGTATCAACAGGAATAGTGAAGGTACTTGCCCCAGTTACGGTGATAATGAAAGTGCTATCGATTAACTCAGCTGGTTCGAATTCTCCGCCTATTCCCACCTTCATTCCATTGCTCAACCCATGCGGGTTTTCGGTGGTTATTTCACAAGGACTAGCATTGCTAATCCCGACAATATTTCCATAAGGGCTTATGATATTGGTGATCTTACCTCTTCGATAGTCGAGCTTTCTCATTCTCTTTTGATAGTTGACGATCAAAGAGTTTTCCCGAGTAATGTTCGGGGTAGGAGAAAGAATCAACTTACCGTTTCTAATGCAATACGTTGAAGGTATGTTGGTTGGGTATGAAAAACGATCTTGAATCATCCCTTGTTCAAGAGTCACGAACTGCCAGGTCTCAGGCCCATAAAGGAAGCGCACGTTCATAATCTGAAGTGCCATTTTTACGGCTTGAGGGATGTCATATTCGTTAACGCCAGCAAAGACAGTTTGGGTGTATTCTTCAATGTTGGCAACGTTGTCGATTTGTGTGATTTTGTCGTAAAGTTGGTTAAGCCCAAGGTTGAAGATTTCGCCGACAGTGTTGTCGTCCCATCCTTCCGTGTAGGAATAGTTCTCTTGGTAGGCGAGTTGGCGAGCGTTAGCTGCCATCTCGTCTATCCTACGAGTACCTTTCATGTACTGGATTTTTCCAGGCCCTTGAGTTGGGATTGTCATTCTTTACTCCAGAATTAGTATTTGCCCTTTTTCATCTTCGCCTTTGTGACAGCCACAATCATTTTTTTACGATGCTCTTTCGGCATTCCTGATTGCATGTCATTGGGCCCCATCTCTTCTTCGCCTGAAGTGTCTTCTTCGCCTTCATATCCAACATTGTGAACGATGTTGCCACGGAGAGGATCGGGGTCTTCCTGATCAGGTGCATCCATCTTCATGCGAGCTCTTTTGAGCTTTGCTTCTAGAGAGTAATGTGTTTGATCGGGCACTGATTGATGGAAATTGTCTTCCATTTCGTGCATCTCATTCTTGTTGACGTTGCTCTTCATATGAGGCTCGTCTTCAGGGAATTTGATGTGATGGGAGGAATAACCTGGGTCTTTGTATTTGACGTGCTCTTTCCCTTCGTATCCTGCGGGCCCACCTTTGTCTCTTCCGAACGATGTGCCTTTTTCTTTCTGAGGAAAGTCTTTCCCTTTCACGTATTTGTAGTCAGATTCGTTCTCATCTCCACGGTCATACCCTTCATCGTTGTAAGGTTTCCCTGGAGTTCTATCTGAATCCGATCTTTTCTTGAGCCTATGGCCAAACATTTTTGTCTTCATATTTAATACCCTGTTGATCCTTGTAAAGCGTCAACAAATCCCCTTGCGACTTGCTGCATAGCTTGAGATTGAAAGTCATTCATATCATCTGCATGTTCTTGCCCAACTCGGAAGAGACCTTGGTTTCTCTTCATGGCTTGGCTCATAAGATTGGCCAGGGTGCGACGTTTCGCCTCCTTAGCTTCCTGCTTACTGCTCGCATTGGCAGAGGCTCCTTGCATGGCAGCACCTGCACCTTGTCCAGCCCCAGAAATGATTCTTGACCAGTCTTCAGCTGATCCGTATTGAGATTTTGTTGGTTCTGGTGAACTCATATACTTAATGCCCCCCTAACTAAATCGGACGTATCTTGCAGTGATTGACCTCTTCGTTTCCCAAGCTTTCCTCTGCTATGAAGACCATGCGCTGATAGTTCAGCGTTTCTTTGCAGAGCATCTTGTAATATTCCCGCCTGGGTCTCTCTTTTTGTTTCTTTGGCTCTTCGTTTGGCCGCTTTTTCAGCACTTTGCCCAGACATGAAGTCGCCTGCGCCTTTTGCTGCGGTTGCCACCGCAGTGGCTATAAGCATCGCTGTTCCTGGGTCTACCATAATTACCTCGTTTAAATTGTCATGACTGAGTAAGAACACCACACGGACACTGTATTTCCATTACCACCAGTAAAGTTGGAGTTGTTCACTGAAACTGTAACGTTTCTATTTTCAACCGTGGACGTTGAATAACCCGTAGAACTAGCAGTATTTGTGATGTCTGAAGAATAATAAAATGTATCAACGGGAACACCGCCATCTTTCCAACACCCACTTGCAAATACAAATCCCACCTCTGTCGAACCACTTCCCCAATACAATCTAACGCTTGACCCATCGTGGAAAGCATCAACTGCACCATAATTTAATTTAGACCAGCATCTATAAACTACAATGACTGTACCTGCCCCTTGAGCAGGAACAAGCACTTGAGGAGATCCTGAAAGGTTTCTAACTTGAGAAGCTGTAAGAGTAATCGAAGCTATCTGAACGTTTTGTGTAGGTGCAGCGGGTAGAGTCTTCCATCCTGGAAGTTGTCCAGCTCCATTGCTTCCTAAGTATTGATTCAAAACACCTTCCCCAGAAACTTGCTGAAGAGCTCCTGTGGCAGTAGTTCCACCACAAATAACATCCCAAGCTGCGAAAGATGTGCGTCCTGTTCCGCCATTGGCCACCAAAACAGGGCTAATCCCAGTAATGTTGACTGTGGCCGACGGATTTCCAGCAACACCGTCCGCATTTGTCCAAGTCACACTTGCTGAGTTCTGGAAAGTCCGAATGTGGGTATTTGTTCCGTCCATTGTGACGAATCCAGAAGCGGGAGCTTGTTGGAATAAACTTTTTAAAGGGTCGAGCATAACCAGCTGATTAGGAAAGGCTCCGCTGACCCCAATACCAGTAGTTGGATCGACGACGTTGGCATTCAACTTATCGAATGTCACCGAGAAATCGCCCAATCCCTCGGTCGCAATGGGCAAACCTTTATTGGGCCCACCCGAATGATCGTGCTGGTCAATATTTACCATGCCCGCAGCAAAAGCTTGATCGTAGTTCGTCTCGCCTGCTGCTGGGATATAAATCCCGATTGCTGGTGTGGTTTGTCCCATTATGATTCCCTCTATTCAGATTTTTTATCAGTCAAGGCACTCATAAGAGCTCCTCTTTGGCCTGCATGGTCGAACTCAATCATTGGATCGACCCAAATGTCACAGCCAGCTTCGCGAGCCTTACGGCAAAATGTGTAATCTTCTCCCCAGAATTCTCCGTTCCAGATCTCTGTATTGAAGAATAGCCAGCCCTTGGCATGTTTCATTGTCTCATGCTTGGGCTCGTAATAAAGCTCTGGGAATTTAGCTCTAATCTTCTCAATCACGCTTCTCTTAAGGAGCATGAAACCAGCTGGGATGTATTCCATTTTCAAGAGGTTTCCCTCTGTAATGATCGAATCGTCCTCTTTGACAGAAGGACGGAAAGTAAAGGATTTTTCTCCACGGGAAGGATAGACACCTGCCACGAATTCCTTATCAGAAAGCAAAAGAGATGGCACACAATTAGCTGGCCACCCAAGATCGGAATCAATGCAAAGGAGGTGAGTACAATCACTATCCATGAACATCTGAAGAATTCGGTTTCTTTCGGCAACCAGAAGTGATCCAGAGGTGGTTATGTTGTAATGCACTTGAATATTGTTCTTTAGAAGAAGGAAGGTTGTCTCTGCTAAAGAAGTAGCGTATGGGACATGAACTTTACCGTCATACGCTGGAGTTGCTATCATTACTTTCGTCATTTTATGCTGCCTTTATGTAAAGTGACCTAGCAAAGTTAGGCACTGTTTCGGTTGTTATTGCTGCTCCAGCATCATTAGGAAGCTGGAATTGTGTCGATGTATCGTAAGGGTAAGCGTTATAGGAAGTGATTATTGCACCTCCAATCCCAGCTCCCACGAATAGTCCCCCTCCGCTCACTAAAGCTTGGATAGAGGAGGTGGTATTTGAACTTCTTGTTACCCATGTCATAGCATCTGTAGAGGTGTATATAGATCCTGATCCACCCCCAAGAACGTACAAATTAGTGTTGTAAGCTGCTGCAAAGATGTTTATCCCTGCATTTATAGGAGCCTGACCGCTCCATGTAGTACCGTCGGTTGAAGTCACGACAGTTCCTTGGGCCCCAGCTGCTACGAATAAAGTTCCAAAAGTCATTGCGGATAGTGTCTGAGTAGTAAACGAGCTTCTTGCAGTCCATGTAATTGCATCTGTGGAGCTCGCTAAAGCTCCACCATTAGCTGCAAAGGCATAAACTCCAGCCCCGTACGCCAATCCGTTGATCGGGGCGGTTGTTCCTGTGGTTCTAGATGTCCATGTAAAGGCATCTGTTGAAGTTGCCATCACACCACCTGTCCCAGCTGCCACAAATAAGCTATTTGCGAATAAGGCTGCGGTGAGTGATTGCTGAACTGGGAATTGAACAGCTGCCGTCCATGTAATAGCATCTGTTGATGTAATGTGAACGTTATTTCCTACGGCATGATAAAGAGCTCCATCCCAGGCCAATCCTGCTAAATCGGCTCCTACTCCGCTAGTTCTGGCTGTCCAGGTCGTCGCATCAGTTGACGTTCCTATACCACCTACTAGGGTTGAGTAGACATAAAGTGAGTTTGCATAGATCATGCAAAGAATTGAGCTTGTAGTTTGGCTAGTTCTATTCGTCCATGTAATGGCATCAGTAGAGCTTGCAATCCTTCCTCCTCCACCTCCATAAGCGTAAACAGTTCCAAAAGTAATTGTGGAGATGGTTGATGTAGTTGCACTTGTTCTTGCTGTCCAAGTGACGGCATCTGTAGATGTGAGCATTGCTCCACCGACTCCACCTGCTAAGTAAAGACTTCCATTGTAAGTCAAAGAGAAGAGAGAAGATGTGCTTCCGCTAGTTTGAGCCGTCCAGCTTATAGCGTCAGTGGATGTTTTTATCATCCCGCCCTGGCCAGCGAGTACCCATTGGAGTCCATAAACTAGAGCTTGAACAGTTGATGTCGTGCTTGCCGTTCTAGCCGTCCAAGTCACAGCATCTGTTGAAGTAATTATTTGACCTAGAGTTGATCCAGCTACATAGATGCTGTTTCCATGATTAAGCGAATAAATGTTCGTCAAAAGATTTGTATTCTGACCTGTCCAGAAATTTCCATCAGTCGAAGTGACCATCAAACCGCTTGATCCCCCTGCGACAAATCCACTCGAATAAGTAAGGATGTTACCCATATTCGCAGCGGGTGAAGCAATGGCGGGAAGCTTGGTTTGCCATGTCAAAGCATCGGTTGAAGTAGCGATCTGGCTAGATGAACCTGTAAGAAAATATTTGCTTGCCCCATAAGTTCCGCTTAGGAAAGCACTGCTCAAAGGACTGGCTTTTCTCACCCAAGTCTTTGCATCCGTTGAAGTGTGGATGCTTCCACTAAATGAGCCAGCTACATAGACGCCATTTCCGTAAACCACGGTTGACAGATTGGTTGTCGTATTCGATAGCTGGTTAACCCAATATTGGCCAGGAGGATTGATTAAACCCACACGAGCAAAAAGAGTTGGATAAGTAGCTTGAGAAACCACTTGACCGTTAGCCTTTAACCATCCTAAGGCAGTAATGTAGGCATCTCCCCCAGCATTTGCGAAATAGGATAATTGGCCAATTGGATCGGGTATAGGAATCCAACCAGTGTTTCCAGTTCCTGCCGATTTATAATAAACAACTCCAGAAACAGGGTCATGGCAAAGAGAGCTAGGATTCGCATTGATAACACCTTCTGGACTGCCTGTATGATTAATTCTTGAAACGTCGGTGGCATCCGTCTTCATTTCCGCAACATCTTGTGCTGAAGAAGCCTGAAGTCTTTCCCCTTGGGAAAAGATGATGGTGTTCTGAATTCCAGCCATGTTACCTCGAAGTAGTTAAAATGTTTTCTAAAACAAAAAGGTCAAATAATGCTGCTGGTAGTGCTCCTGAAGAACGAACGAAGGAAACAATAGGCGAGATGGCAGCTGTGGGTATATTGGCAGTGGCAATTGTTCCAGCTAACACACCGTCGATGTAAAAGGAAACCGAATTTCCAGCTGCATTTATGACGATTTGATATTTATGGTAACCAGTGGTTGCAGCAATTGATGTATTTGTTGTCGTTGTCCCTACGGTTGCTTTCGCACAAACGATCTGCCAGTTTCCTGAGTTCACGTTGTCCGAATAAGTGAAATAAATCCCATTGTTTGGAGTAATCCCACCCAGACCGCAATAAAAGTTATATCGATTTGCTACCGCAGATAGAGCCACAAGGTCTAACACGTAACTCAAAGTAATGACGCCTCCTCCAACCTGAACAGAAGCGGTGTTATCCGAATTGTCCAATGTCATAGAAGCAAAACCACCATTCGTTGGAGTTGCTACTCCAGGATTAGCAGCCGTTCCGACTCCTTGGCTCCATTGTCCTCCATAAGTCTGCCATCCCAGTTCTCCGCATCTTCCATCAATGGCATTAGCTAAGAATGAACTGTAGAAATCATCAAACAATCTGACAAATTTGAACGGGTTGAAATCTTGAGCAGTTCCTATGAGTGCCCACCCAGTATTTCCCGTACCAGTCTGCTTTTGATAAATGTTTCCTGAAACAGGATCATGGCTCATAGAGCTCGGATTTGCAGACACTACCCCTTCTGGATTACCTGTATAGTTAATCCTTGAAACGTCGGTAGCGTCTGTTTGCATTTCCGAAATATCTTGAGCTGAGGAAGTTTGAAGTCTTTCCCCCTGAGAAAACAACGTGGTGTTTTGAATTCCAGCCATGATTAATCCTTATGTTTTTTCGGTCTCGCCTGACCAATCTATTGTTAATAGAGCAACACCAAGTACTTGAAGAACAGCGTTGTTACCAGAAGCAACAAAGTACGCATCTGCTGCACTTAATGCAGCGTCTTCATTGAAGATTGGTTGTTGACCGACTAAAGTGGCAGCAAGTCCGTCGGTGGTGAATGTTCCGTAAAGGTTGTATCCCGCACCCGCTGGATTACTAGCTTCAAAAGCTTTAACTCTAGCTTCGAATTGGAATGTTCCCGCAACAGCTCCAAGAGGTACTGTAATAAGATCAGCTGTAACTGCTCCTATTGTTTGGGCTGTCCCTTTAAAGGCTGTGGATGAAAGATCGATCGAACCAGGGCCGTTAGTGACCGTGATAGACCCATCTAAGCTTGTGATGTTTGCCAAAATAGGAATTCCACCAGTGTCCCCGATTGGAATCTGACCATCGGTCGCTTCAGCTAACCATTGAACAGCTCCAGTCGTCGCATTACCATAAGCCAAACCATGAAGAGTTTGAGCTCCAAGCTTTGCTTTTAAGTCATCGGCAGTGATTGCTTTCCCTGTATCGGTTCCAGCAATTGCTTCCGCATTCGAAGCTAAAAGGACTACCCCTTTTTGAAGCTCTGTCGCATCATCAATCGTGATTTCCTCTGTCCAAGTAAGAGCATTACCATTGACATGAACCCCTTGAGCAGTATCGCCAATAATATTTACATTGAACGTGCCTGGCTCTGGGCCAACAACTACGGCATCATTACCCGTCAAAGTAGCAATGTCTGAAGAGGAAACGGCGGTTGAAAGGTCGATCGTTCCTGCGCCATTGGTGACAGTGACTGTGCCGTCTAAGCTCGTGATATTTCCCAAAATGGGAATTCCGCCAGTGTCCCCGATTGGGATCTGACCATCGGTCGCTTCAGCTAGCCATTGAACGGCTCCTGTCTGACTATTACCATAAGCAAGACCATGAAGCGTCTGAGCTCCAAGCTTTGCTTTCACATTGCTCGGGGTTGTCGCTTTGGTCGTTACAGCTCCTGCGATTGTTTCCGCATCGCTAGCTAAAAGGGTAACCCCTTTTTGAGCCGTCGTCGCATCAAACATCGTGATAGTTTCGGTGTACGTACCCGCATTACCAGACGTATCGACACCCTGGGTGTTATCTCCCACTAATAAAATGATGTGAGTTGTAGGATTTGGCCCCACGTTGATCCCATCATTGCCTTGGATAAATTCAATATCTGGTGACACTGGGGTAATCCCTCCGTTATTATTTGTAAGTGATATGCCGCTCATACGTATTCAACCTCCATAGTTGCCCAGCCAGTCGGTGCGCCTGGTGTCATGTCATAACGGATATAGATTTGAGTACCCTTCTTGCGGTACATATCATTAGTTTTGTCATCCAAAACTCTTGCAGAAAATAAGGGCATTTTCATCATATCCGTCACCCCATCGGTAGATAGGTAAACATCCCCATTCGTCCAATTGGTGAGAGTTATACGGAAAGCGTCTCTTGTGAAGACGCTTCCCAGTGGTTGATATGAGCTAGTAACAGAACCGCCAGCGATTTCTCGTATCGCCTCATTCTTTATGCTGTTGCCTGTATTCGACATAAGAAATCGCCTCCGATTTTTAGCTTACATAGCTGTTAGTGTTGTAACCGTCTACATGCACATACAAGTCAGCATCGTTTAAAGGTGCGTGAGTTGATGCGGTAAACGTTTGATAAACCAGTTGAGATTCTGTGTTTGTCAAGATCTCAACGAGAGTATCGGCCTGGCCAGCTGCCGTTTGGAAAAATACGTAGGGTACGTCTCCAAAAGACACTTGCCAATCGACCGTCACAACGTTGGACGATTTGCTTATCTCGCAGAGGAATTTACCTCTGCCATCCAACCCAGCGGTTCCAGGGCTCGCGCCGACGGCAGAGCCGTCGACAGCGAAATTCCTCATAGTGCAACCAGGTTGATCAACGAAAACTGGAAAAGTTTGTCTAGACATCCTGATCTCCTTATGAAGTTGCTAAACCAGTGATAACACCAGTAAATGTTGGGTTAATGTAGAACTCAGCGTATGTTGCATAGAACAATCCATAAGAGTCCAAAGGTGTTCCAGACACTTGTAGAGGGAAGAATATGCTATCACCGTTCTCGATGAATCCACCTGGATCATTACCCTCAGCTGTGTCAGGACGTATGTACATATGTACTTTGTTCCTGTTGATAGCGTAGAGACGATCTTCTTGGCAGTAAGGAGACCAGTGAATTCTCACTGTGCGTCCGTTGATCTTAACGGCTGCAACTTGAGAACCAGCTTGTCTTTCTGGGGAAACTTCTGGTTGGATGTAGATGATGGATTTAGCATCTTCGCCATCTTCAAACAGACGGAGCTGAGTCGCTGACATGATGTAGTCAGTAGGAAGGTCGCCACGGGCCCAGAATCTCATTTGTTGGTCTAGCTCTCTCATCAATTTGACGGAAAGAGTTTGGCCAGCAGCTGCGAGTCTTTGAGCACCCCAACGGTAACCCACTGGAACACCATACAAGCTACCTGAAACAGTGTCGCAAACGCCTTTCAAACCGAACATCTCGTTGTTACGTGATTTCTGTTTGTAGATGTTTTGACCAGCAGCAGGAACTTGAACGCCTGTTTGACGGCTGACTGTGATGATTTGGTTGGTGAGGTCAATGTTCGTCACAAGGAACATATCTGTGCCTGTGTCGATATTGAGAAGGTCATTCAACATCCAAGGAGCTTGCAGCCACGATGCGTTCGTGATGAGCAACTGGTATTGGCCTGGGCCAACGGCAGTCACTGTGCTGATAATCCCAAGGACTCCTGTACCATCGCCAAAGAATTGACGTGCTACTTGGTCAGCAAAAGCTCTCTTCATCGTTAAGATGGAAAGTTCTGTCGCATCCATGAAAGCACCCAAGTTCGATCCAGCTCTACGAGCTGCCTTCATAGACTGAGAGTCGATGACGGAAGTCGCGTAAACGGACTTGGCTGTGATAAAGGGACGGTTGATGTAAGCTGTGGATGAGCTAGGCAATGAACCAGAAGATTGGCCTCCACCCCAGTCAACCAATTGAGCCATCTCAAGACGGTTACCGACGAATTTGGAAGATTTCTGGATGAGTCCGATCAGTTCTGAGTGATCCCAGCCTGCTGCATCTAATTCGAAATCACCATAAGCAATTCTATAAAGATTGCTCAGGTCTGTTAAACTAAATTGTTTTACAACTGAAGACATTTGATTTACCTCTTATAAAGTGGGGTTTTGCTAATTTCCTGTTTCCTTTCCAAAAGTTGTTGAGTTAGAAGTTCGTATGGAGTCGCACTCTGTGTACGTAAACTGCTTTCAGGGGTTCCCTGCCTTGCTTTATTGGATAAAGTCCTAATGTCCTTCTGTCGGTCAGACATCTGCTTGTTTTGCAGAGCTTCCCTCTGAAGAGTAGGCTTGTTTCCAATGAGTTGACGTACAATGTCTCTCACATCTTCTTCATCTAAATCGGGGTTCTGTCTAAGCTGATCAGAAAGCGAAAAGATGAGTTTGTTGTCGTTGGCGTAGTCGGGATTGATTTCCTGAATTACACTCAAAATATCTCTTTGAGTAAGTGTCTCCTGGATCAATTCTTCGACTCTGTTCATGACATCGTGCTCATTCTCTAGCCCTTCTAAGAGCTCTTCTGTTGACAAAACCGTATCAACCATCTGGCCGAACTGCTGATCCCCTATCTCTGGGTAATCGGCGAGCAGCTCCTGTTTCCGTAGAACCACAGCTTCTGTCCGCTCTTTACGAGATAAATCCTGTTCTGCCTTCGCGAGCTTCTTTTCAAGCTCCCAAGCCTTGCGTTGCTCGTCATTCATTTGACCGAGCTTTTCCGCCTGCTCTGCGAGTTTTTCTATGTATTTCGAGTACTCAAACTCGCTGTCCGACTCATTTGCTTTCTTGGAGATAAACTCCAGGGCTGCAAGTGGGTCTGTTCGTGCTAAGTCCGCAAACTGTTTAAAAGTCGACTGGACTCGTTTCTTCTCTTCGGCTAGAGAGTGCATGCGGTTTTTAACCGCAATATCTCCAGCTGCCCGATCTTTCAATTCTCTCAACGTCAACTTGGTCGGACGTTTGTCCGCCATGAACTCGATTTCATAATCGTCGTCAAGTTCAAGCGACTGATCGCCTTTTTTGAAGACGTATTTCTTCGATTGTGACGGTGCTTTTTCTTTAGATTCTGTCTTCTCTCGGATGTCCTGATTAGGGTCAGCTTTCGCGCCCTTATTGTTCAGAAGTTGATCCTCTAGAGAGGCGTAACCTGTTCGATCCATTTCAACGGTCGATGCTTCATAGGCGTGATCCATAACCAATTCCTTACGGCTAAAAGGTTTCAAATTCGTGTGTAGATCAATTCGTTGACATCAACGATATGATCGACAAACGGTTGTGAACGGTGGAATCGGCTTGAATTGTCCTACGCGATCATCTCTGATTCGTTGGGTTCATTTTCTGGTGGGGGCGGTGGTGCACCTTCTTCCTCCATACCCATAGGCTGGGGAACAGGTTCATTGACTGGCTTCGGTGTGTAGAACATTGGAAACTGCCTGAGCTGACCCAATCGGTCTCCGAATAGTGGGTTCTCGGCAGCTTGTTCGAACATGAGTTTTTCGGTCGCTGCGACGTGACCGATAAACATATCCTGGACTTCGATTGGAGATTGTTTGAAATCCATCGTCTGCATCGGAATGCGGTGAGCATCCCAGTGAGCAATGAGGTCTTCGAATCTCGCAGGAGGAAGCACAGGTTTTCCGCTCATCATGTCTTGGTTTTCTGCCTCGGCAGTTGAAACGGCTGAAGTGATGGCGTTCATGAATTTCTTAGAGTGTGATAATCCGAGCATGTCCATAAAGACTTCATCGGTTAGAATCGACGGGAATTCTCTCTTGATGGAAAGGAGCATCTGGCTTCGAGCAGCCTTAGAGTTTGCAAGATTCCCAGTAGTAGTAATGTGAACATCGTAGCTTTTTTGTAAATTAACTGGGTCAAAGTATTTTAATTGATAAGTATTATGCTTACCTAATATCTTAATTAATCGACCGTCATCTGGTTTGTATTTATCTTTTGCAATAGTAATCATCAAACGGTATAGTTGTTCCATTCCCCGTATGTGACCTTTAATACTAGGAGCAGCGAGCTGAGTCCTCTGGTCTTCAAAATATTGTAATGCAATGAAGCTGTCCAACTGAGCATTCGGGGTCTCGCCCTTAACGAGAGGATTTTGAAGAGCCACTTGATCCATGCTCTTTTGGATTTGCTGCTGGAAGTTAAATATTGAAGGGGTATTCGTCTGAGGACATTCAATAGTGGGTTTAATATTCCCATGCCATTCAATAGCTGTCGTACCATTTGGCATCCTTTGAGCGTCTACACCCGATGTCTCGTGAACGAACATCTTGGGTGATTCCATCTCTAGGTTGTTATAAATCTGGTTCGCTATGCGATTATTAGCATCTGACAAGTTCTTGCAGTTACGGAATAAGATTGGGCTCCCACGGTTACCCATCCCAATATCGAGATCCTTGAAATGAATGATTGGTAAGTCCTGATTATTGATGATTGTGGGCATAGTAATTGGCTCATTGACCAATACGTGATCATTCGACGCCACAATGTATCGACCTTCGGGCATGAACTCGTGTGACTTGTGATAGAGGTAGTAAACAAGTCGTTTATTAGGATTCTCTTTCTCTGTATTGGTGTAGAAGTCATATTGTGTGTCTGGCCCTCGGTCTGTTCTGGTATCCCAAGAAAATTTTGGGTATTTCTTTTTTAAATAATCGACGTCTTTGTATTCCACCCAATAGAACCAATTACTGTCTTTGGGGTTAACCTGAGGGTCGAACATAACATCCCAAGGCATTGGGTTGATGATTTCGATGTCCCCGATTCGCATATTCTTTCGAAGTTTCACTGGGTTTTGGCCGATGTCGGAAATTTGATTTCCTTCTTCGTCCACCAGGTCGATGTCTTCGTCGACGTACTTCTTCGCTAGAGGGTGTATGTCCCCCATCTGCGGATTCCACATTACGATAGCAAAGGATTCGCCGAACATTTTCTTCTGGACTTCCCAACGAAAACGCCATTCCTCTGTACCCAGAGTGTAGTTCATGGATTCAAGCCAGTCCTTGACTACATTACAAGCCACTTTGTCCGAATAGTCTTCCGAGTTAGGAAGAACATCAGGAACTAGCTCATGAGATACTACAAGTGTGACTTGATCCATTACCAGGCGGTAAAGATCGTTGATAAAGATTTGCTCTGTAGACGAAAAGATGTCTGAAGTATTAGCGTAGATTTGTGTATAGGGGGATGACCAGTTAGGATTTACTCCCGCACCTATGAAGAAGGCTAAATTAGCTTTTTGCTCCCTGAAAAGGGGTCTGAAATATTCTGTGAGCCCATACGAGCACTCTCTGAACCAATCTAGAACCTCCGACTCTTTTTTGATGTCGATGTTGTAAAGTGGTTTGACGTAGGGTATTTTCTTTGTTAGGAAATACTTTGAGAGTTCAATTTCGCTCATTTACCTCGATCCTCGTTGGCCCTTTAAAAGCTTCTCGAATACTATCCCAATTATTTGATTTCATCGGTTTAGTAGCTTCGAGAATATCTCTCAAGGCCAATAAGGATCGGCGTGTTTCGTCGTTAACACTCAGGTTTTCTGCTCGAATTGTTTCGTGAGATTGTTCAAGTTGTGTGAGCTTTTTAAAAACAGCAATATTCACGAAGATGCTGACTGGCAGCAAAGTCAAGAATAAAATGTTTAAAAAAGTTTCCATTGAATGGCCTGTGGTGTTAATTTAAATTTAAAGCTTACAGGGAGTATTTAGTCAAGAGAAAATTAGATAAACATTTTAACCAGAGGTTCGTGCGATGGGCTCTTGTTGTTTTTACAAAGAGTTTTTAAAAGAGTTGGACTACATCCAACATGAAATGACCGTTTGGGGTCACAATTTTGATTTCCTTCAGCCAGTTTGGTCTTTGAAAAACCACGTCAAAGAATTCTTTCCAATGAATGAAGTCCCTCAAGAAATTCATCAACAATTATTCATTTTGGAAGAGAGGATGAAAGTCGCTCAACAGACGGCATGGAATGTCTGTGAAAGATTGAAAATCGAAGTCGAAGCAATGAGACAAAAGGAGTATCCGAATGGATGACCGATATACCATCGAAGTAGGAGACGATTTTGTAGAAATTCACGGAGATTTAACCATTGAAGAAGCTTTCGATTACATCAATTTCTTTGAGAAAAAAGGGTTCAAATCTCTTCGCTCAGGCTGGGAAAACTCAACCTTACTTTTATGTAAAAACGATGTGTTTGAAAAGCAGAAAGAAGAAAGAAAGCAAGAGGCTGCTGATGAAGAAAGAATGTACCACGATTTCTTCAAATCCGAAAAAGACGAGCATGATAGAACTAAAGAAAAGTTAAAAGACGTTGAAAGATTATTAAAACAATTAATGTCTGAAGAATACGAAAAGTATAAAAAACTAAAAGAAGAGAATGATAAATTAATAAAAGCTCAGTTGCATCTTTTTCTTCATGAAGATCCTAGAGTGCAAGAAATGTTAAAAAATGGCGACTTCAATATCGGTTGTACACCGCCAGGCATGGAAATGGGAGATAAAGGGCCAGTTCCACATCCAGAAATGTTTGGTATCGATGAGGGGAGCTGTGGCGTTTCAAAAACAAACTAATTATAAAAAAGGCAAGAAAGTTGTCGATGATGACGAAGAAAAAATCGACGTCAAAAATGATCCGACATATGTCAAAAAGTTTCTGGAAGATTGGGACGCTTGCCGAGATAGACACCCGGGTCAAAAGCTGGTTTTAAAAACAGTCTTTGAAGACCTAATGCAGTATGTTTTTTATCGATCAGGTCGTAAGGGAGCAAAGACCACCACGGGGATTGATGCTGCTTGGAAAGCGGCCAATTTAGCCCCCAATCGGGTGGTTTACCTCTGTTATCCCACCATTGCAGCGGGGATAGACATCGTTTGGGATGAAAGACGATTGCAGACCTGTGATTTAAAAAATGATTCAATGTTAGATAAATATGTAATAAAAATTGATGATAATAAACATACAGTCCGCTTTGCCAACGGCAGTTTTATTAAATTAGTAGGGACTTGGACAGAAGCTAGAGGTCGGGGACGGCAACCCGACTTCATGGTGTGCGATGAGTTCCAGGACTGTAATCCCGACTACATTGAGGCTTCGGATAGTGACCTTGCTGCCAAGCCTCATGCCCAGTGTATTTTCATGGGAACTCCTCCCAAAAAGAGGAATCACTACGAAGATTGGTGGGATCGAGTTGGGACTAATCCCCGTGGTGCTCGTTATCACCTGACAAGCTATGACAATATCAAACTTCCTCACTTGAAAGATTGGCTGGATAATAAGAAAATCGAGTTGATTAAAGCAGGAAAGGAAGACGTCTGGTTGCGGGAATACATGGCGGAGTTCTGCTATTCGAGCTCCGATCGAATTTTGCCCGACGCCCAATTCCTCGAAAAAGAAGAGATCGATCAGAAGGCCCGTCTTTTCGCTTATGGCGATCGAATTCCGATTTTGGCGGTCTCGGTTCATCCGACCTACGTTTGTTGCATCCTTGCCGTCCTTCTGCCAAGAAAAATGCTATTCGTGATGGATCATGTTATGTTTCCCCAGGTTTGGAACCGAGCTTTTTCCGAAATGTACCCCGAATTGGGGGAAAAGGTGAAGATTTTGCAAGATTTCTGCGGAAAGAAGATCAGAAATCTCGTTTGGGACGAAAGTGGCTCATTTGCCGATGTTATTTCGGGATTTACCAAGTGCCGAAAGGACATCAAATGGCAAGATCGGGGAATTCCTCTACTTCGAGAGCTTATGATTAAAGAAAAAATCTGTTTTAGCCGAGAAATCGCCGATTTTGGTCTTGAATGCCAAAACATGCTGATAGAAGAGAGCGAAAAAGACGTTCAAAAGAACTATCCGCATGTCTGCACTCTGGCAATGATGGTCAACGAGTACTTTTCTCAAGAAAAAATGGCAATTCACTCGGTTAAACCCTTTGATAAATACGACGCTTTCAGGGAGATGGGTATTCCATGCCCCCCGAAAAGACGTTCGACTTCACTTTTCAAGTTTGGTCTCTGATGATTCCAAGCTTTCAATCTCTCTTTGGATGTACCATAAAGATTTTTTCAGATCTTTTATTTTACATCCTTTGTTTCCTGCTCGCAAAATATATTTTATGGCATTTCCGAGAGAGAAACCGAGATTGAAAGCTTCTATCACAGTGATGGCTTCCAGACCATTCCCTTGGTAATGCCTTGGATGATTTATCTCATTTCCCTCGTGCATCTTTTAGCCTCTGTCTGATGATTGGTTTGACGTGTTGATGAAGGAAATCCAGCATTTCCCTATGAGTTTTCTCGTTAGTCCAACGAATCAAAGGATACCTGACATTTTCGCCAGTTTCGTGATCTATCCCCGAGAAATGAGGGATATGGAAAAATATGGATTTTCCCTTGAAGGACGTATTAATCCCGCGAATGTCTAGTTCGCAGTCGATGGCATAAATATGCACTGTGCCCAGTGCATTTTTCTTTGAATTGCCTCGGTTTTTATCGGTTAGTGGATAAAACTCCACGAATTCGAATTTCATCGGTAAACTCCTTTGGTTTATAACGGCGGTAAATCTAAAGTTTTTCTAATGTCTTTTTTGGGGAACTCAATTGCATAGAAATGTTCCAACCTTGAGATTGTCCTGTCTCCAAGGGGTAAATTTTCTCTAGGAACGTTAGAGGTTATAATCGTAAGCAATCCCTCTCCTACCCTTCTGTCGATGATAGAATAATATTGCCTTATCATTCGATCTGATGGCCTTTCTACACCCAGGTCATCAATGAATAAAATAGGAACTTCGCAATATTTCATAATTCTGGTTTTTTCTTGCTTTTCTTCAATGGCACTCAACAACTCATCGTCAAGGTCATCGCTTCTGACAAAAATCATCCAGCTTAGTTTCATTTCCACCAAAGCTCGATACAGAGCCGTAGCAAAATAGGTTTTACCGCTTCCAGTATTTCCATAAAGGTATAATGAGGGTTTTTTATTAGCTTTTAGCCACCTCTTACCAAGGTCTATTATACCTGGAGGAAGCATCGGACAATTATCCATAGAGGCATTTTTATAAATACTCTGGATATTGCTTCTAGATGCTGCTTCCTGCCAAAGTGTATGGTCAATAACTGGTTTTGGCTTGATTATGGGAGGTGTTGGTTGAGGCAAAGGAATCATTTTTGATTCTTCTGGCTTAAACTTGTCGGTGTCCAACATGTTAGATAATTGCTTGAAAGAGCTCATACAACCTCCGCAAAGCTAATAGATTTCTTTGGATTGCTCGGAGAAGTGTCGTGGTTGTACTTTGGTTGAGGCTTTTTGCCATTCATCGGCCTCTTTCCTTGATCTCTTAGCTGCTGAACTAGCTTGGTGAATTTTTTATCGAGATAACACACCGAGTGAACATGGGCTAGCCAAAAACCTCCAGGCTCATGAGCATAGGAGATGACTTTTCTAATGAGATCCATGTCGCCATTGGCTTTCTTGCAGATTCTATCGGCAGCTTGATATTGAGTTTTTGTCTTACGAGCACTGTCTTTTGGAAAATCAGGAATAGAAGAAAAAAGAGAAGAATAAAATTCAGTGAGCAACGAAGTTGCGAACTCAGAAGGAACGAAAGTTCCTTCTTTCTTCGAAGATATATTATCTTCTTTAAGTTCTTTACCTTCTTCTTTAGTGGCTCGGTTCTGGCTCACTTTAGGATCACTTGTTGGCTCACCTTGTGGTTTTTCTTTCTTATAAATCTCTGGTATTGTGATGGTTAATAGCGTTTTACCGTGGATCACTTGTTGGTTCAGGTATTGGCACTTGCACCAAAACTGAACCGCCCTGGTTACAATATTTCTATCCACTAAATCTTCTTTAAATTTGACACCTTCATTACAGAGATCAACCAACCTTCTTTCAGCTACGCAAAACTGACCAATGTTGATTTTTATGACTTCAGTACCAATAGCATGAGTGGTTTCTGAAAAGGCTGCATTTTCAAGAATTACAAGAAGTACTTTTTGATATTTGAGACGAGCCCCTTGATACCTGGGATCGGATGTGACGGAGCGAGGGATGATAAAATATCCAGAAAATTCCATAGCAGTGCCGTTCTTGTTGTAGAAATTCAACGGAACTGCTAAGATGGAGTTATTCAGGTTTCCATCAGCAGATTCGCCAGAATCTCGATTTATTTTAATTTCCATGCCAGAGTTTAGCGACTCTGGCTTTTTCATTTCTGAGCACACTGTAGCAAAAATTCCCTTAGAATGCAATTCTTTAGGGACTCCATTTAAAACTGCGCTTCCATTTAAACCTAAGGCCATCATTTTCTCTCCTCGGGAGACCGATAAATGAGCCCTTCAAGTTTTCGTGCTTGTGTCAAATTTTTATAATTGTTATCTTCTTTGACGAATCAGGTACGTTAAACATTGCTGGGCTACTTCATGTCATCAGCATCCGTTTTCGTATTCAAGCCAAGGCGTGGCTGGTTTTTTGACTGAACTTCTGATGCCTTTCAGAAGTTTAGTTCCAACGAAGGAAGATGAGATGAAAATAATTGGGATATACAAGCTACCCGTGATAAAACATGCTTTTCTCATTGTGTCCTCTCTTGACGAATTCTCCGACAGCTCGCAACCGTCGCCAGAAAGTAAAAGAAGAATGGGATACTTTGGGCATATTCTCCGTTCGAAAGAGAATAAAAAAACCAAAGCGACTCTACAATGGACACTAAAAGTAGTGTCTGAAAAGGACTTTTTAACGGTACTAAGGCAGCAACACCCCAAAGGGCTAATATCATCCAATCAATCATCTCATGACCCTGAATATTTGGAACTGTTAGCGATTAATTTATTAAAAACTTCTAAAGGTGAAAGTAAAACTTTATCTTTAATACCAGACGATGATGTCATTGAAGTTTTTATATGAATCATGGCTATTTTTTTTTGTTTAGTTTAATGAACTGACGACAATCAGGATTGTTATAATCAACCCCAACTTCCAGGAGTTCCATATCCACGAGCTTACGAATCCAGTTAAGGATTGTTTGATGGGAAACACCGAATAATTCGCTTAACGTCCTAGACGAAAAGGGGAATTTCTTCTTGTCGGATTGGTTGATGAGTGATTGGATTTCAGCTAAGAACATTTTCTCCCCAAAGGTAAGTTGGGGATGAAACCTAATATCCTTATGTAGAAGGATATTGGTCTCAGGATGATACATTGTTTGCACGATCGTCTCCTGTGTTTGCACTGTACTCTTTTAACTTTAGAAGACGGCACTGTAATGCTTTCTTCTACTAGGATGAAGGTGTCAATTTCAATCAAATTTGTCAATTATAATATTTACTAAGTAAAAAAAATAGGAGAGGCTTTAACACCTCTCCTACCCTAAACCAAAACGAAAGGAGTGCTATGAAAAAACTAGGACTGGAAGCCACATTCCCATTCAAAGATTCCAACGATTCCCGCTAAGCCAGCTGCATTCAAGAAGTACATGAATGGAACGACATAGAGGGCATCTGTGAATGTGTAGGCTGCGGTGACTGTCGGTGCTGCGTTATCTACTGTGTAGGTTACTACACCTGAGCTGTTGACAAAAACTTCTAGCTGGTGAGTTTCTCCGTTGAGCCAATTTAGTGTGGTATCTGTCGTAACCGTAGCAGCTCCACCCTTAATTGTTTCAATTTTGATGTCACCTGAAATGACGTTAAGTACCGCCATGTCAGCATAGTCGTCGATGTTTGCTTGGTAAGCTTCTACTTTTCTGAATCCAACTGCGCAATCATCTGTACCCGCTACTGTTCCAATGCTGAAACGTACACGGAAGAAGAAGGCTGCTGAAGTACCAATTTTGAATGCCATCTTGTTGGAATTTATGATTCCAGCGCAAAGCTCAACACCATCGTTATCCGTTTGATCCATACCGATATTAAGTGCCGAGACACCTTCGGAGACGGATATGATAACTGGGGCTAGGATTGTTTGTCCGCCACCTAATGGTTGGTATTCTAAATTCAAATTCGGGGTATACAAAACGTTTGTTAACGTCGCACTTGTTGCTCCACCTGCTTTTGCAGCTGTGATTGGAATAGTTTCCCAGTTTTCATACTGGTAGTGCTGATCCCAAATATTTCTGCTAATGGCATCCGAATATTGAAATTGTTTGATTACTGTAGGGGTAGGCATGATAACTCCTCAGAGTTGATGTGTTAATGAATGCGCCCGCAGACACATTCTTCTCTACTATTAAATGTTATTTGAATAAAAGGAAAGGAAAATCCAGGCACTCAAAAAGAGCACCTGGAATAGACTTGAATTAAGCTACTTTTTGTGCTTCTTGATGTATTGGAGCAGCATTTTTATGACCCTGTAGTATCTCTACTAAAGCGTCAATAGCGGCATTCTTAGCATCTCCGTCTTTCTGAAACTCTTGTTCAAAAGTTCGAAGGACTTGCGAAGCAACGGTGACTACCATACCAACTCGGTGAATTCCAAAAATCGAAAGAAATTTATCTATCATTTCATCTCTCCCGCAAAATCAGATTCATTGTGGTCTTTTTTAGGCACATACATTTGCCCAGGTAGTTTAGCATCTTTAGCTTGTGTACCCATATCTTGATTCTTATAATGGCAAGTTTTATCAGGTTTCATGTTTGAATCGCTGTACTTACCCTTTTCTTTTTTATCCATTGGATTTTCTCCTATGCTTTTTTGAGTAGGCTTTGAGCCCGTTTTTGTCTTTAGCTACATGCTCGGGCATCTTCTTATAAGATGATTTCGGTGTGTGTTCGGCGAACTCTTCGGCGACATCGGGCTCTTTAGCAAAGAGATAGCGTTGCTGTGCTCTAGACTTGAATGGCATAACAAATCCTTGGAAACTTTATCTTTTTATGACATAAAGAGGTTGATCTTTCAAGATCATTTTTAACAAAGGGATTTATTATGAAGAGTTTCGTGCGGAAAGTCTTTCTATGCTCCATGCTTTCAATTTGTATGACATCGTGTACATACAACGTTAGCATGGCTCACACTCAAGGTACTGCTGATGACGTCATCGACGACACAGCAAGCAACACACCCAACGTTTCACCAACTGTCACTGTACCTCTCACGCCTGGTTCGTCGATAGGTATCACAAAATGAAAAACACCGAAAAAGACCGATTCTGTCTAAATTGCCGATTTTGGATAACAAAAAACGAAAGTACTAATTGGGGGGAGTGTCATAGATACCCCCCTCAATTTTGGTCTGAAGGAGAATCTTCAGGTGCTTCATTCGTAGGAATGAATGGAGGAGATTGGTGCGGAGAGCATCAACTTCATAAAGAATTACCACGAAGGAGCAATGAATGAAAATTAAAATAGATGTAGACGAACAATGGCCTGTATTTACTGCGGATGAAGTTAAAAATGACGGCCAATTTGTAGTAGAAGTAGATGATCATTTTTATAGACATTACTTGTATATTTGCTACAGATACCATGTATTACAATCACAATTAAAGGAAATGTATGAATCCGAACAAAAACGAATCAGCCGACACTGTCCTTACTGTTTCGAAAAAGGTGCAGAAGCTGCAAGATATGACCTCAACAGAATCAGATCAACTAATGCTTCCCAAGCAAAGGTATGAGCCATTCTTTATGAAGGTAATGAGTGATTTTAAGAATTACCATAGCCTTCCTGATAATATTCCGCCCCCACAGGGCAATATGATGCCTCACAAGCTGTTATCATACATCCTTGATCTTATGGCTCATTCTATGGGTCTAGAGAAGCGGGAGGCACTTCTTCTTGAGTTGAAGGAGTACAAGGCTGGTCTTCCTTTTGATCTTCGCTAGCTGCGTCAGGTTCTGGTTTATTGAAATTGATTTTCATATGAGGAAATCGTTTGTTAACCAGTTCCTGAGCTAATATTCTTGCTGCATCCTGATCTTCCTGTTTGAAATTCTCATGCAATGTTGGATTCAATTGCAAAATCCTGTTCAGGACTATCCTTAAGAAGTGAACTTCGTACCAAAGATTAAATATCTCATTCTTCTTGTCGAATCCAAAAAGGACTCTATCCATTATGTCATCCATTTATTCCCTCGGAGGTTTAAGAATATCAATATCTCTCATTCTCTGTAATAATTGAAATTGTTTTTCACGCCTTTTAGATTTGACGTATATGAGTGTGTTTTGAATTGTATCCAAACAAAACTGAAAGGAAGGATCATCTAAATCTTCTTTTACAAGTGTATCACAAGCTCCTAAGAACATGTCCATAATACATTTGTGCATATGCTGTAGTTGATGTTCTGGTAAACCATCTTTTTTCCATTCTGATTCGCCTAGACTTCTAGCTTCCTTTGCAATACGGATATTTCTAGATTCACAACGGCAAAACTTGCCATCATGGTCTTCTGGAGAACAATTGTCGCATTTTAAATAATCATCCATTTTATTCCCTTACTTCTCATCTAATAGTTCTGTGAAAGCCATAAACATCTTGAAACTCTTATCTAGGTTAGCAATGACTTCTTCTCTTTGAAAATATCTTTTGAATATGACAATAGTCATGTCTGAAGGCAATGTACAGCCTAAATTAGCTATTTCTCTTACCTGGTCTTCTTCACTTGCTTCGTACTTTGGACTACCTAGAAAGCACTTAAGTCTTTTTTCTGCAAGATCCCAAACAAGAACAGCCCCTACACAGCTTCTGCTATTAAACCATTTCCATTCTAAAATCTTAAAACAGTCATGCACAAACCTAGTAGGAAAGCTTTTAGATAAATTCGATTCTTCATATTCCATAGTCATTTTGGATTCCTGTATTTCTTTTTAATCACTACCAGATTTTTAAGTCGGTTGTCTGTGGATATTCCATTCAAATGATATACGTGCTCATCGGGTTCAAGTTCCCTACCAAGATGTGCCTCCATAACATGTCTATGAACAGATTTCTTCTTTCCTTTAATGGTCTTGTGCGGATAGAAATTCTGGCTCAAATCTACCTCGTTGTTGAATCACGCCTTTAACTATTTCGATTAATCGATCTCGAAGAGAGTCTTTAGGAATTTTATCAATCAATTCCTTCGACAATTCAATATCAATCGCATATCGATTAATGACAGTAATGACGTAGTGATCTGGCCTTTCACGGCTTTGTCTGAGCATGTTTCCTTTTTCGTCAGCTCTTACCATCCATCCATCTATTTGCATTATGGATCAGTCCTTTCTTTGTTTTTTGTCCTTCCTTCTAGAGAGCAAAGCCTTCCGTGGAAATCCTTCATTTCCTTGTAGATTTCCTCTTTCCAGCTCTCGATCTTTCCTTCGAAAGATTTCATATCAGAGCGAAGCCAAGCCATTAAAGCAATGTTAGCTCCGATTATTGCGATCACGGTTCCTGCTGCTGTTAGAACGATTGTTAAGTCCATCTTGAAACCTCTTTTGTTTTTCTTTATCTTCTAATGTTTGTAGAACGCAATCCAATACGAATGCTTTTATTGTTACCCCTATGCTTGCACAGTAAGTTTTTAAAAGCTTGTGATCATGGGAATCCAGATCAACGGATATTCTATTCGTGTCCATATGTACCTCCTACTTAACTTAATGTTAGCACAAAAGAGGTTTTGTTGCAAAGAGATTAGAAGGGAAGGAAATCCTGATAAATGACTGGCTCTGTTGGGTTGCATATCATGTTATGCGATACAGCATAGTAGCATTGAATGAGATGTTCAACACCTCTTAACGCTGAATGAGGTTTTTCTTCTGGAGGAATGCCAAAGGACTTTGCTATTGAGTCTTTAGATAGACTGATTCTTATAGGAGTGGGGTAACAAGAGCCATAGAATTTGATCCAGTACATCGAAGCAAGGTCTAACCAATGGTAGGGTAGCTTGAGCTCTTTGGTCTCTTCCTGGTCAATAATCTGCTGAAAGAAAGGGCGATCAAAGGAAGGGTTCTGACAGATGAATACGGCATGTTCATGAAATAATCCATGTTCAACCAACAGGTCTTGAAGCTCGTACTTAACCTGAATGAGGTGCTTTCCTTCCCTTAACTTCTCGTAGGTCAAACCATTAACCTTCATAGCTTCCTTATCTGCATCCTTGATTTCACACTCGAAGCATTTGATGAGACTGTTGTATGTGAAGAGTTCGGTGTTGTCGTGTAGATTGACAGCTTTTACAGCAACATCAACAACGGTGTGTTTCTTAAAATCTAATCCAGTTGTTTCTAGGTCAAGAAATATGGCTTTCACACTACCTCCACAAGGTCATCTGCTTCAAGGTCTAATAAAATAGCGATACGAAGTATGTTGTTATATGGGATGGTGATCTTGTTGTCAAGCCATAACCCGATGGTCTTGTTGGATAGCATAGCATATTG